CTTGTAGAGAGCCCTACTCTGAATGGCTGTTAAAATGTACAGGAAAGAGGTATCGTTATGCTTCGTAAAGTAAAGCTATATGGAGAATTAGCCAAATTTGTCGGGCACAAAGAGTTCGAGGTACAGGTAGATACAGTAGGAAAAGCTGTTAGTTTTTTAATACACAACTTTCCAGGGATAGAATCTTTTATGAGTCCTAAACACTATCAAGTAAAAGTTGGTGACTATGACATTAGTAAAGAAGAAATACATTATCCTGTAGGTAAACAAGATATACATTTTATTCCTGTAATTTGCGGTGCTGGAAGGGGTGTAGGAAAATTTGTACTAGGAGCAGTTCTTATAGGTATTGCAATAGCAGCACCAGGAGCAGGGTTCGCTCTAGGTAAAGGAGGTTTTGGTTTTATAGCCACGGGTGCTGCCCCTAGTGCTTTTATGGCAACAATAGGAAATATAGGTGTGGCTTTACTTCTTACAGGGGTAAGTGAAATGTTGTTTCCATTACCAGAACCACAAAAGTTTAATTCAGAAGAAGATCCACAATTATCTTTTAATTTCAGTGGTGTACAAAATACATCAAGGGCTGGTACTCCCGTTCCAATAGTTTATGGTGAAATAATTACAGGAAGTGTTGTAATAAGTGCAGCGATTGACACTAATCAGGTAGAAGCATGACAGACGAAATTAAGCTTATTAAAGGTGCTGGTGGAGGCCCACCAAAGCAACCCCCACCCCCTTATCGTGCTCCTGATACATTACATAGTAGAAGTTTTGCTACTGTCCAAGATTTAATATCTGAAGGAGAGATAGAGGGTTTTGCCAGTGCGTCAAAGGAAGAACTTACAAAAGGTACAACTGCCTACAATAATGCAAGTTTAAAAGATGTTTTTCTTGACGATACTCCAATACTTAAATCTACAGCTACAAGTTCTAGTCCTGCTGATACTGATTTTAATTTTCAAGATGTAACTTTTAAATCTGAGTTTGGAACGTCAAACCAAACTGCAATGAGTGGTATTCCTGCTGAAAGCAGATCACCTACTGGTGTTGGAGTGGTTGTAACTGCCTCTACTCCTGTTACCAGACAAATTACAAATACTGATGTTGATGCTGTAATTGTTACGTTAACTTGGCCTCAAATCCAAGTTTTAGAAGATGATGGAGATGTCAGAGGAGACACTGTTGAATATAAAATACAGGTTCAACATGACTCTGGTGGTTTTGTTGACAAAATAACTCCAACAAATGGTGGAGTTGTTTCTGGTAGAACTGGAGATGCTTATGCTAGAGATCATAGAATTGAACTAACATCTGGTTTCACAACCGTAGATGTAAGAGTGGTTAGAGTGACAGCAGATAGTACAAGTGAACAAAGAATAAATGCTTTTCAGTTTACAAGTCTACAAGAAGTTATTGATAATACTTCTACTTATCCTAATAGTGCTTATGTAGCTCTTCGCTTAGATAGTAAACAATTTAACCGTATTCCTACAAGAAAGTATCGTATTAGAGGAATAAAAGTAAGAATCCCAGGAGCAGGAGCTAACAATTCTGGTACACCTACTGTTAATGTTCAAACTGGCAGAATAGAATACCCAAGTGGCTACGTTTTTAACGGAGTTATGGGTGCAGCAATCTATACAAATTGTCCAGCTATGTGCCTGCTGGATCTTTTAACAAACACTAGGTATGGTTTAGGAGATCATGTTACTGATAGTAATTTAGATTTATTTAGTTTTGTAGCTGCTAGTAGATATGCAAATGAAGAGGTAGACGATGGCACTGGATCAGGTGCAAAAGAAGCTAGATTCAGTTGTAATGTAAATATTCAAAGTCCTAAAGAGGCATTTGCAGCGATAAATGATCTAGCTGGTGTTATGAGATGTATGCCTATCTGGTCTGCTGGATCTGTAACTATATCCCAGGATAAACCAACAACAGCTAGTTATCTTTTTAATTTGGCTAATGTAGGTGAAGGTGGTTTTTCTTACTCAGGAAGTAGTTTAAAAACTAGACATAGTGTTATCTCTGTTAGCTACTTCAACATGGATTCAAAAGAAGTTGACTTTGAGGTAGTAGAAGATGCAACAGCGATATCAAAACTTGGAACGATAGTAAAACAGGT